CGCTGACGTGAATTTTATCCCGTGATCTAGAAAGTAGCGAGGGGCGCGCCATGATGATCGAGATCGCGGCGCCCGCGCCGCCGTCATGGTTGTTGGCCCTCAACGCGTAAGTGGCTAAGCTGTGACCAGCTCGCAGGATGGGTTCGCCCGGCAGTCGGCGAGTAGCCTCCGGGTTATTTCAGGCTCAGGTCCCCGGGGCAGCGGTCCAGCCAGGCGGTGAAGCGCGAGGCGGAAGAGGAGTGGGGCAAGGAGCGGTGGCGGTAATTCGGCTCAGCTATGCGGGTGCGCTATGAAGATACGCCGCAACTGGCAGCTTGATCGTCTCGACAAGAAGGGTGGTTTTAATCTCAAGCCGATGCAAACGCCAGAATTGCAGCCGGTCGCACGAGCATTTGTCGACAACGTGAGGATGTTGGAGGGATTGAAGGTCTTTCCATTTTTTTCAGTACGAGCAGCCTACAACATCGGAAGAACCATTGGCGGCGCGGCTATGAAGGTGTCGGGTACTATCGCAGAAATTCCGGCAGACAGCGAGCGCTTTGAACTTTACAACTCGACGCAAGCCTCTCTTCTTCATTTTCTAATGAAGGATGATCCTGACGCAAACTTCGATGAATTCCTGCAAAGGTCAACAGCCTTATTGGCGGCGGCGGCCGCCAATGTGGATGCAGGCGTGGAAGCATGGTTGTCTGCTCAAATTGTAAGTTCCTGGACTGCATTTGAAACGCTAGCAGGCGATCTTTGGGAGGCTGCTCTTAATAGCCATCCACATGGCCTTTCGGAGCTGAAAGGCAAAAAGGCTCAAGGAGAGAAAACCGTCCAGATCGGCTTACTCCAAAAATATTCGTTCGATGTCTCCAAGGCGATGGGAGCTCTGTTGAAGGAGAAGCGACCCTTCGACAGGTTGGAGGACATTCGCGAAAATTATGAGCTTGCGTTCTATACCGACGTTGCAAAGATTAGCGAAGCACTTTCGAATGACTTACTGGACACTCTGAGCAGTGTTCGTAATTTGCTTGTCCATCGAGGCGGTGTGGTGGACGAGCGATACTTGCGCCGAACGAAGAACCTGCAACTTGCTCCTCAGGCTGTCATTGGAGAGCGGATCAAGCTGGATGGAGACATCGTCGAACGGCTTTCGTTGGCAATGCAGCTTCTCGGGGCTTCGCTCCTGCACGCAGTAGATGAGTGGTTGGTCGCTCATCCGGCAGAGTAACGAGTAAGATGCAGCCCGACGTTCGCGCCGTCGTGGTTGCCGCTCGCCGCGGGCGCGCCGATCGGCTAAGCTGTGACCAGCTCGCAGACTTCCAAGAGGGGCTGTAGGAGACCATCGCTAGACACTCCGAGCGGATCATTTGATTTTTCACGTCAATGCAGACTATGCCCCACCGCGCTCCTGGGAACAGTTTGAGGAGCTTTGCGCCGACATATTCCAGTCAGCTTGGCGCGACCCCGCGCTTGTGCGGCACGGCAGAGCCGGACAACGGCAGCATGGCGTTGATATCGTCGCAAGAAACGGCGCTCTTTATCCAATCGGCTTGCAATGCAAGAAGCGCGCACAGTGGCCGGTAACAAAGCTTACCAAGGCGCAGGTCGATTCTGAGGTGGCTGCGGCCCTGAATTTCAAACCGGCTCTCAAAGCGTTCTACATTCTCACAACGGCGCCCGACGATGCAAAGCTCCTGAAACACGTCCGCCAGATTAACGAGCAACACGAGGCAGCAAAACTTTTTGAAGTAATTCTGTTGGGCTGGAACGAGATTGTTCGCCGCGCCACTCTCGATCGAAACGTAGCAGACAAACACTTTGGACCTGCAGGGGGCGGCGCCCCCAGATCACCCCTTTTGGCGACCTGGATGCTGTCGAAAGGCAGGCTGGAGAAGACTGACGAGGAGCTCGCGTTGAGCGTCGAAGAGCTTATCCAGGATCTCCACGACTGGCCGACTGGTCATTTTGTAATCCGGCAACGAGAGAGCGACGACCTTACGGAGAAGTTACGCCGTTACGAGGGCCGGAATCTATCCAACAACGAGAGGAAGCAACGCATTACGCTTCGAAAGCAACTCCATGTTCTGTCGGATGCTGAAGAACGCGCTGTCCGCGCGGTGACCTGGATGCTCACCGATCCGGACCTGTCGGTCTGGTTTCTAAAGATCTGGCCTGGCGACGCAACGCTCGCGATCGAAGGTTTCGTGAACAAACATTTGCATACTACCGTGCAAGGCGCTCCCCGCGACGCGACGTACCTTCGTATGTCGCCGCCAAACGCCCCGGATCGTCGTTGTTCAGCTCTAATTAGCAGGAAGGAGATTTCTGCGATCAGTAACATCATGTCAGAACGCAGCAAAAAATATGGAGCCTCTCTAACCGACACTGTTGCTGAGCTGCCCGGTGAAGTTCGAGCTCGGACTGCGGTGCCAAGAATAATTCGAGGCTTGCTTGAATTCTTGAGCGAGGATCGGTTGACTTGGGATCAGATCCGGCAAATGGGCGCACTCAACATCGGCTCGTGGACCGTGTCCATCGCTTAATGGCGACGTCGTCCCCCGGCGGCGGCTGATGCGAATGTCCGCTAATACCGAGTCCCATTGATCAGAACCGGTGCGCCCATTGGCGCAATCCGATGGACTCCTTTTCGGCGCACTCAAGCTTTTCTTTTTGCTCCGCGGTCTTTCTGCGGTGCCGGCTAGGCCCCTCGTCGGGTGACGCAGTGACGCACTGGTGACGCATTTTCCCATATAGGGAATATAGGATGTCCATGGGTCTTAAGGCAAAATGCGTCACCTGTGCGTCACCCAGCCACCCTGCCATTGATTTCGTTGAGTTATTAGGTTTATTGGGTGAACGCACTTTTGAGGTGAACTTCGGTTTCAGGGTCTGGCCCACCATCGGACCCCTTTCCCGCCTCGAGCTCGCCGCCACTGAAGATGCTCAAGCACGGCCGTAATCCGCCGCTGGTCTACGGTCCCGATCCGCGGCGTCTCGAGGAACAGGGCGTTGCGCGCGACGTCTCCGACCGTGACCTTGTCCTTGAACAGTAGGAACTCGGCGATCCTATCTTCCCAGATGTCGGTCTCGTAGCGGTCTTCCTGTTCTGGTACGATGTGTTCGCGTTCGAAATCCCGGTTAGGCCACCACGGTTCGCCATGCCGATAGAGGTCGACGGCCTCGGCAAAGAGCTGGTCGCGGTCTTTGGCCAACGCTTCGATATCGATCTTGCCGCAGGTGACCGGCCAGAACCGGCGCCCGCCGGTCTCGTCGCGCAGATAGGTCGACTTGTTGGTGGTGCCGACGAACAGGCACTGGCGCGGTTCGACCGTTTCTGCGCGGCCGTAGCTCGGCCGGTAACGTTCGACGGTTCTGGTGATGAACGCCTTGAGCAGAGACGTTTCCGCCCGGTTCATGGCATGCATCTCGGTGACCTCGATCAGCCACTTGCCGCGCAGGTGCTGCGAGACATCCTTGCCGCCGCTGGCGATGTCCGGCAGGTGATCGGAGAAGTAGACCCCGCCGAGAATTCGACACGCACTGGATTTGACCTCGCCTTGCGCGCCTTCGAGCACAAGCATGTAATCTGCCTGACATCCGGGCCGGAAGATGCGCGCCATCAGGGCAATGAGAAACATGCGCCCGACCGCCTCGGCGTAGGGCGTGGCCTCGGCGCCGAGATAGATGTTGAGCCAAGTCGCCAGCCTCGGCCGGCCATCCCAGGCGAGCGCCTCGAGATAATCGCGCACCGGATGATAGGGGCACTCGTTGCCGCGCAGCTCGACGGCCTGATGCACCGTGACCGCGCCGACGCGGCGCAGCCCGGCCGCCTGCAGCCATTCCTGCAGGTGACCGACATCGGCGTCGGTTACCGGGCGTGGACCGAAATCGGGATCGCCATCGCAGGAATGCATCAACATCGGAATGCGCAGCATCTCGTCGTAGGCGAGGGCGCCCTTCACGGCCGGGTCGTTGCGCAGCGCGATCATGACGTTGATGAGCGTCGACATTGGTTTACCGTTCTCGGTAATACAGGTAGAGAGCCATGCGGGCTGTGCTGCACTGGTCCAAGCGCCGGAGACCTTCTGGCGAACGCGTTTGATGTCGGCCTCGAGGTCCTTGCCTTCGGCGTAGCGAGCGCCGGCGCCTTGGGGAAAAGCCTCGATCAGCAGCTTGATTTCGGCGTCTGAGAAATCCTTCCGGATCAGCTTGCGCATGATGCGGAAGGCGGTTGCCGAGCGATCCTCGTTCGCCGCCGGTGCGGCGCGCAGCAGTGCTGCGAGCTCGGCGCCACACAGCTTGAGCAATCGATCGAACGCCTCGTTGCCGGTGCCTCTCGCCTTGCCTCTCGCCTTGCCTTTCAGCCTGTTGGAACCGAGCGCCGCCTGCAGCGTCGCGGGGTCGACCAGTGTTCCGGTGAAGGGCTTGGCGACGCGCACGGGCTGCGGCTCGGGCGAGCGGCCGCGCTGTAGCTTCTTCTTGTTCGGCCAGTTGAGCGTGCCCGGAACGCGCCAGACGTGGCTTAAATCCTTGGTGCCGGTGTCGCCGCCGATGAAGTCGGAGAGCGCGACCGCCAGCGCCTTGGCCTCGCCGTTGGCGAGCGCACGGGAGAGTGGGAAGACCGGCTGGAAATTGCCGCTACTGCTCTCGATCACATAGGGCGGATCGAGCGGTAGCGTGGCGAGCGGCAGCTCAAGCTTGTCGTTGTCGAGATCGGCCACCAAGGCCAGCGTCGCAACCACGTGCTGCTCGTCGCCCTTGGCGCCGCGCTCCAGGTCGTTGCGGAAGACCGCCCACGGCGCGTAGACGTTGACGTGTGCCTGCTGCGCGTATCCCGCTGCGGCGGCGGCCATCGTGCTTACGTCGCCGATCGCAAAATGCTGCGCGAGTGGTTTTACCTTGCGGCCGGTCTGCGGGTTCTCGCCGACCACGAATAGCACCAGCTTGCCATCGGCGCCGGAGGCACGCGCTAGATCATGCAATAGCGAAAGGTGCTGCTCAACGGCGCCGCGATCCAGGGGGTCGGTCATCAGATTTTCCCGCCAAGCCGGTAGAAGATGCTGCGCAGCCACTTGGCTTGCTTTTCAGTTGGCTCACGCCAGACTGACCGCGACGCCATGTCGTTGACGAATTCGCGCTCATTGGGGCGCAGCCGGTCGTCGTTCCGCTGGCAAAACAGCGCGATCTCGTGCCAGTCCGGGAGACCGTCGACGCTGCGGAAGTCGCCGTTGCCGTGTTGCTTGCTCTCGACTGCGAGCACGCCGGCTTGATAGCCGGCGTTGTAAAGCTTTCTCATCTCGGCTTCGCCCAGCTTGCCGCCGTTCGCGCGTTCAACGACCTCGGCGAGATCGTGGATGTCGCGGCCTACCGATTTCAGGGCGCGGTTGAGGGCGCGGCCGGCATTGAGCACGTCACCGTCCTTGTCGCTCGACATCATGCGAATGATGGCCGCGAGCCTGTTGGCAGTTGCCGGGGTGATGGCGTCGTTCATGGCGCCTGTTTCCAGCAACGTTCATGGTGGCCGCACATCTTGCAGCGCCAGTCGTCCGGACTGTCGAAGCCGCGCGGCAGCAGCTCGCCGGCGCGGGTCGCTGCAATGATGGCAACGGCGCGATCGGACCAATGCTGTGCGCGCTCGGCGTCGAACGGCACGAGCAGATGCAAGCGCGCACAGGTGTTGGCATTCATGGCGGTGAAAATCGCCGGGTGCTCGGCAACGCCGAGATACGCCATGTAGATCAGGGTCTGCGCGAGATATTGCGGATAGGCCTTCGCGATCCCGTCGCGCTCGAGCCCTCGCCAGCCCTTATCGCCGAGCGCCTTGTGTTCCCACAGACACGGGTAGCCGACGCCCGGCAGTTCAGGGCCGTCGATCAGGATGCCGTCGGCGTGGCCGCGGAAGAGCCCGCCGGCCGCGCTGAAGGCAAGCCGCTCGCTCGGCGCGAACTTGAACCTGGCGCGAACGAAATGTTGGCGGCTTAGTTCCTCGAGCAGGTGCCCGCGCTGGAAGATGTCTCGCGTCTGCGTCGGATGCGTCGGATCGCACATCCAATCATATTGGACCTTGCGCGCGCACACCGATCCGATCGTGGACGCACCGAGATAGCGCCGCGTGTTCGCTTCCGGCGGCTCGGCGTGCTCGATTGCCGCGTTGATCGCGGCGCTGAGCGGCGTGTCCGACAGGCTGGCACGGTTAAGGTCGATCACCATTACACACCGTCAAAGAGGTAAAGCGTCGTCCGATTCGCCGGCCGCGTCGGTACGGCGTCCTGGTGTGGATTTACGTGTGATCCCGCCGCCGAGATCACGCGCGATCATTCCCCTGCGCACCAGGCGCAGCGCCTCGAGCAGGAACTCGATCATGGTTTCACGCGACCAATCATTGAGCGGCTTCGACCAGTCGATCCCCCGACATTGGGCGAGCTCCGGCAGGATCGCGGCGATCGCGCCGGCGTCCCACGGGTTCGGATCAAGCCCCGTCAGTCGGATCACTTGCTCGGTGTCGAGCTCTTCGGAGGCCGCCTGCTCGGCGCGCATGCTGATCCAGGCGAACAGAACTACCGCGACGATCCAGCCCCACTCGACGTCGCTCAGCCGGCCGATCGGCGTGGTCTTGCTGATCGCGGCATCATCGCCGAGCACGACATTGCGCGCCGCGGCGACGGCGGCAGCGGTAGCACGCCGCTGCCAGTCGTCCTCAATTTCCGAGACCGTCATCACCGGCTCCACTGCGGGCGCGGGATGACGCCGCCGCCGCCATTCGGCGGCTGCGACGGCGTTGCGGTGGGTGCCGGTGCGGTGCTCTGGTTCGGCGCCCGCCATGCCTGCATGTCGGGCGTGACCACTGAGGCAAGCTTGTTCTTGGCATCATAGCCGTTCTTCGCGGGCTCGAGGCCGACGCGGGCGACGAAGCGCATACCGTCAAGCTCGAGATAGGATTTAAGCCGACGCTGCTGCTTCGCCGCCTCGCTCTGATCGTCCGGCCGCACGCCACGCGCGCTTTCGATGATAGCGCGAAGCACGGTGGCCGCTATGCGTCCCGCTTCGGCATGGCCTTCGCTCTCGCCCTGTAGCGTCAGTAGCGTCCAGAGTTTGCGCTTGATGAACGGGCCGTCGCACACGGTGAGCTCGAGGTCGAGCCCCTCGGAGCGTCCGTCCTTGCTGCGCCTGAGGGTGCCGTCCGGTCCTGCGCCGCCGCCACGAACCTTGATCGCCAAGGTCACGATAGTGTCGGCCGGGATTAGATCGAATTCTCTCTGTCCGCTGGCTTCATTGAGGTCGATAGTCATGGGGTAGTCTCCTTTGCTACTTTGCTTGCTTCGGGAGCTGTGGCCGAGATCGGCCGGGTGAGTTTCGCGATTAGTTTTCCGAGATGCGGCTCCTCGATCTGTTCGAGCCTTCCGCTGCGGTCGCCGGCGGGGAATTGCCAGGGGTTGGGCGTGCAGACGAAGCTGCGCGCCGGCGGCTTGCCGTCGCCGAAGTCGACGAAGTTCATGGTGACGATCTGATCGACGATCCCAGGCAGCTCACGGCCGGCTTTTTGGCCCTCGAGTTGGATGGCCCATTCGCTGCGGTTGAATTCGTCGGTAACCCGCTCGAGAACTGCGACAAAGATCACGTTCTTGCCACGCGCGTGCTGAAGATGCGTGAGCCACGCGATCATCTCGCGCCCGTGTAGGCCGTAGGCGCTGCGAACGTCCTTCTTGCCGGTGCGTTCGCTGTGGGCTTCCGGCTGTTGCTCTGACCAGCGAAAACACAGCCGGCCGGCGACGGTGATGCTGTCGATGAAAAACGTGTCGTACTTGTCGAGCGACAGGTCCTTGAAGGCTGGCTTGACGGCTTCATAGTGGGCCGCGCTGTAGCATGCCGCCGCCGGCATCGAGACGTTCGGGCCGGTGAGGACGCATGCGAGGTCGCGACACTCTTCCCACGTCTGTGGGCGCAGAGTGTCAACCGGCACGTCCTTGACTGCGAGGTCGCCGGCCTCGAGGTCTAGAAAGAGCGTGCGTGCGGGATCGACGGTTCTGAGCAGGCTGGTCTTGCCGATCTTGGCCGGACCGACGATCAGCATTTTCACGCCGGACTTTTCGCGCAGGCGTTCATCCGCGGTGATGATCTTCATGTTGCTTCTCCCGTCTTTGCGTTGGCCCGCGGCTTGGCACGCGTTGTTTTCTTGGCCGCTGCCTTCATTTCGGCTTCCAACTCAATGTCCATCTCGACTTCGGTTCTAATTTCGGCCGCCGTCTCGACGATCCAGCTCTCGAGATCGCGTCGGATGTTGTTCTCAAGATCGGCGAGAACAGCGTTGTCGATGTCGTCCCTCGTCATGCGGGCAAAGGGCGGATGCTGCCGCAGCAACGCTCGCACGTGAGCGAGCAGGTGATCGGTGAAATCACTCATGACCACACCGCCTGCCCACGTGCCCGACGCCAAACTGCGGCGACGGCAGCACACTCGTTCTCAAACACGCCGATCGACTGTTCGCAGACGTCGAGCGCCTCGACGGCGTCGGGGCCACGGTGTTGCAGGAACCCGAGACGACGGGTGTCTCGGTCGATCACAACAGCGTCGTAAACAGGTGGGGCTTGCGCCGCGTCATGCGGCGCGCCATCTAACTGCTCAGTCACCAAAAATCTCCTTCAGGAACTTGCCGGCCGGGTGTTTCCAGCACCCGACCGGCGCCGTGGCGCCGCCCTGTTACGATCACGATCCGCGGTGCCGAGCGGCGCACGCACCGTGGGCGGAGCAGATCAGGCGGTGATGTGAGCGAGGTGCGGCGCTAGCAGTCGACGCAGCGTGCTTTCCCACGTGCGACCGCGCTTCGTGGCGTCGTAGTGGCCTGCTTCCAAAGCGTGATACGCCGCGCGCTCGTCCGGCTCGCCAGCTTCGTTGTACAGATTGACGGCAGCTGCGATGTTACGCGCGCCGCGGATTGGCTTGTCGAGGACGGGGTCGAACATTGGTGGCACTCCGAGTTGTTCGAAGCGCCACGTGGCGGGCGGGATTAGTTAGCGCAATGAAACAGGACGAAAATCACTTGAGGACTGATCAGCCCTCAAGTGTTTTACTGAAACTTCAATGTTTTTCTGATCAGCCCTCAAGTCACCGTTTGCGCAACGACGTGAGGCGCGCCCAGACGTGCGGGACACGAATGACGTGATAGATACCATGCTGGTCCGTCAGGCGAAGGCGCTCCGACGCCAAAATCTTGTTAGCTTGTTCGAGCGCATCGCCGGCAACCTGCCACGGCGTCCTCTTCACAGCCACCGTCTCTGCGGCCCTGATGAAGACTTCCTTTCGCCGCAGCTCCTTCGCTGCCTTTCTCGTTCTGGCGTTAGTGGTACGCAAACGCTCCCGCTGCTTGAGCTCGCGCTCGCGCTGCTCGTCAGCAGCTTGCTCGCGCTGTTCATCAGCAGTTTGTTGCGCGCGCCGCGCCCGCTCGCCCGGGTCAGTGGGCTGGCGCAAAAAATATGGCCAGTCACCCTCGACGGTGATTCCGGGCGGCGGTGGTGGTGGTGGTGGTGGTTTCGCGTTCGGATCGTCGGTCATGTTGCGTTATGTTGCGTGGAGCTGCCCGAAGTCAACCGCGCCCATTGAAACGTAACGAGAATATCTTGCAACACATGCGACATAAAAATGGCCGACTCTGGGCCGGCCGCAAAGGAGGATTATCGTTAGATTTCAAGGTGGTGGGGGAGGTAGGACTCGAACCTACGAAGGCGTAAGCCAGCGG